GGCGGCTCATTGTTAGCCGGAGGAGTAGATTGCCCAGCCTGCTGCTGCGGTCGCTGCTGCTGATTTTGCTGTGGTCGGTTTCCCTGACCACCTTCCTGCTTGCCGCCCAGCATCTGCATGGTGCCGCCCACATTCACCGTAACCTCGGTGGTGTAGCGTTCCTGCCCACCCTGGTCCTGCCACTTGCGGGTGCGTAGTTGTCCTTCGATATAGACCTGCGAACCTTTGCGGAGGTATTCACCTGCAACCTCAGCAAGCTTCCCAAACAGCACCACGCGGTGCCATTCGGTTACTTCCCTGTTCTCGCCTGTCTGCTTGTCACGCCAGCTCTCAGAGGTTGCCAGCGTGATATTTGTCACTGCGCCACCATTCGGCAGGTAACGGACTTCCGGATCTTGGCCCAGATTGCCGACCAGGATTACTTTATTGACTCCACGACTTGCCATTTATGCCGCCTTGCTAAGTTCTGCACCGCGGGTTTTAAACACCTCGACGCACTTCTGTTGATGTTCAGCGGAGGAAGCCAGAGCATTCCACGCTGGTTTATAGATGCCTTTAAGGTCTTCAATGTTCGCGCACTCAGCCGCCTGAGATGTGAAGTCGGCAAGGATTTCATCTGGAGAGCGCGCCGCCACTTGATGCACCTCTGCGTCAGCGTCGATTGCTGTCTGCTCCGTAGGGATGCAGAACGCCTGAAACGCTGCGTACTTGTATGCGATCGACATGGCTTTATTTGTGGCCTTATCGCCGCTGTCCATGGCCTCGCCATAGGTGGTGACCGTATGTTTGCTTCCATCCTCAGTAGCGACGAAATCAAACTCCGCCTTAACCACGACATAAAACAGGACGCCGCCTTTCTGCGTGGTTCGCTCCGTTACGGTCCTTTCGGTGATGCGGGGAAGAATGACCAGCCCATGCTTCGCCAGCATTGGAGCCAGCGCGTTATATACCTGGTCGATTCCACGAAAGCTAAAACCCTGCTGACGGTTCTCGCGGTCCTTACTGATGCCTTGCTCAGCCATCTCCCTCGCTACTGCGCTGATCGCCTTATAAACTTCCATAGCTCGCTCCCATTCTGCTTGCCTGCTGCTCCGTACGGTAATCAGCCGCCGCATCCATTGCAGCCTGCTCATATGTCATTGGCTCAGCTAAATCGCCAAGCATGCCGCGCATCAGTGCGACAAATTCATCTTCATCATGCTGCATGGTTGTTAAACCTCTTTTTCCAGTCTTCGTCCTGACAGTTGTGCCAGCCTAGGGCAATCTCAGACGCCCACTCATAGGCTTTGTGCATGCCCTCCTGCGTATCGGGGAATGCCTCCTCGTACATCTTGTTGAAGTGGCTGCAGCCCTGCTGAACCAGAATTGTTCCGTTCACTGGGATAATGGTCATTGCGGATTTCCTTTCTGATTAAGTGTGTCGATAAGGCTGCGTAAGCTCGCACGAAGACGGCGGGTGATACGGTCGAGTTGAGACGTGTTAAATCCGAAGCCACCCATGTGGGTAGCCCCAGCTATAGCGAAAGCTTGCATGGGTGATTCCTTGGTGTTGGTGAGTTTTAGTAGGTGATGCGGATGGCAGTAACTTCGCCTTTGGCGATAGCCGTGATTACGGTGCGCGCCATTTCTTCTGTCAGGCCGACAGCGACTAAATCTGCCAGCGCTTTGTTGTTTACTGCTTTGCGGTGCGCAACATCTGCGGCGCGGGCGGCCACTTCGTCAGCAATTCGTTTCTCTTCAGCCAGGCGGGCGGCTTCGGCTTCACGGGCCTTGCGCTGCTCAGATTCGATAGCGGCCTGCTTCTCACGCTCAGCCTTCTCACGCGCTTCCTGCGCCTGTCGCTCAGCTCGTTCCTGCGCTTCTCTGGCTTCACGCTCAGCGCGCTCCTGCGCGGCCTTTGCGTCGGCCTCAGCCCTTTCCTTGGCTGCCTGCAAATAAGCCTCTCGCTTTGCCGCTGCTTCACGCTCACGCTGTGCTGCCTGCTCTGCTTCAATGCGTGCCTGTTCAGCAGCCTGACGGCGAACCTCTTCTTCGTGTGCTGCGCGCTGACGTTCTGTTTCGGCTTTCGCTTCAGCAGCATCGCGGTCAAACTTATCGTTAAGCAGCAGAGCCATTTCGTGATCGGACTCAATCTGCTTTTTCAGTGTTTCTTCAGCAGCTTTCTGCTCGGCTTCAATGCGCAGGCGCTCATCTTCAGCAGCCTTCTCTGCGGCGATGCGTTCCTGCTCAATGTCCCACTCGTTTCGAGGGGACAGAATCTGATCGCGGATCGTGTCACATTCGCGAGTGAACCGGCGAAGCTCTTCTTCGGCAGGCTTAACCGCCTCTTTAAGATGCTTCAGGTATGCGCGACCAGGCTCTTCAATGGCTTTCTTGCTTGAACCAACCATTCGAGCCAATGAGCCGATGCGGTCGCGACCTTTCTTAGTGCTGACGTCGGGAACTTCAGTGGCAAGCTGTCGAATCTGCTCAAGGTAAGCGTCGAGGCCATTGGGCACATACAGTGCCGGAGCCTGTTCAGGTTTAATCTCCAGCACTGCTAAATCGGTAGTTTCAGTCATTTCCGTCTCCTGAATATTGGGAAAAAAGAAGGCCGCACTAAGCGGCCAAATCGCATCCTGTTCTGTCTCTATCATTTGAAACTTCACAGCGTTGGTGCGTAGCACCTCAAAGCCGTCTGAGTAGGCGGCTTTACGGTGTCACTCAGTTGGTTTATTAGCTGGCATCCAATGGCTGATGTTCTGCTCTTTGTAGAATTCGTCCTCGTCGAAATAATCCAATATGGAGACGCATTCAAAGCCTTCAGTTGGCGAATAGACGAAGCACATCTCGCCCTCATCAATCATCAGCCCACCGTTAATTCTCACTCGAGGAATTTTTTCACTGCACTTAATCCATTCCATCCTCTTCTCCTGTTTAGTGTTTACTGGCCCCGGGCACGCAGCATTGCGTCGGCCATCTTGTAGGCACCGTTAGCCAGTTCATCTTCTGCACCATCTAGGCCGCCGACTATGCAAGGTGCGGCCGCTGTCGAGATATACCCATGCATTGCCTTTGCCGCGAAGTAATCTCTCAGCGTCATGCCATGGCTATCGATGATGTGATTTACCTTCTCACCCTTATGGACTCCCGAATAAGGAAAGGCCGGACCTCCATTTTCATTGCTCATACATTCCCTCCTGCTATAAACCCCAGCCCCATCAACACACCAATAACCACCCACCCAAATATGTAGTTACCAGTGCTTATCATGGAGCCTCCAGATATGAAAAAGGCTGCGGGTTAGGCAGCCTTATGCGTCATCTTCTTCGTCGGGTTCGAGTTCAGATAAGAACTCTTCCTGTGTGGGTAGCTCATCAAGGCTGTATGCCTTTTTGAGCCTGACTGGTTCGTATCCACTGGAATCATCACTGGTTAGTCCATAGAAACGCTCAGACTGCGCCAGAGGTTGCTTATTGAAGCCCTCATAGACCTCTAAGGTGTTTTTATCGAAATCGACAACTTATGCCCACTCGCAGAACAGCGATTCAGCCGCAAATTTAAGATAAAGGTTGAGTGGTACTGGTTCCACAGCATCCTGAATTAACTGAAGAATTTCTGCGCCTGTATCCCGAGATAAAGAAGGGTGTTTTGCTTTGTATTTGTCGCTTATTTCAACACCAACCCACCCATCATTGGTGCCAATATCGTGACCAACTTCTTTCCACCAGGCTGCGATTTGTTCTTTTGTTGGCTGATAAGTAGCTGCCAGCGAAGTCAGGAATTTATCGCGATCCATATTTTTCAGGAATGTCAGAGCATCAACACCCTGACCTGACGGATAGCCATCCCACTGACCATACTGTGCAACTTTGTACTCACCATCCTTTACTACACACGTTAAATGTCTCGTTCCCATTTCTAACCTCTCGCAGTTACGATGTCTTTTGAGTTGCGATAGCCGGCAGCAAATATCGCGATTTCTGGTAAGCACTGTGATGTGCTCTCATGCCTGTCACGCAGAGAAGGGGAGATAACTGCTTTCTCTACTCTCTGGTTGCAGCTGGAT